AAATACAATTCATTATGTTACGAACAAAATCGTTTATATAAAAGTACAAATCTTGTGACGAAATGTGGGGACGTTTCCGATCAGATGACTAAAGTTTTGCAAAAAAAGCACCATATGCAATTAATCACCGATCTTAGTGCTACCTTTTATTAGAAACTTTCGCAGATTTATATCTATTATGGAAAGCTTTTATAAGACGCCCTCACTCAGAGTTGAGGAGAGCATCTTTAGGAGTATTATAAGACTCACTAGGAACTAGAGAATATTCTGTCTCTAATTCCATAATTCTTTCTAAATAGTTAGATTTCTTACGAAAATGAAGATCATTGGATAAAACTGTAACCTTTTGGTATATAGATTTCAATTTTGCCACATGATCCTCAGTTTCTAATAAAAAGGGAGCGAGGTTATGAACCTCTGCGTCCGAACGGTTTACAATCAACTCTTTAGTTAATCAAGAGTTGGTCTCTTTAATAACCCGATCCTTACAATTCTTATCTTTAAGATCTGTAAGAGGGCTGAGACCTCCTAACCTCATTAAGGTTGTAGGAAATTGTCAATTATACTCAATTAAAACATCACATTTGGACTTAATTTTCTTAAGTAATCCAATTAAGGATTTATGCGGTTTTATAAAAAATTGAGATAATCCTTCATAAAAGAAGAAACCACGTTCATAATCGCTTATGATATTTTCATCGTAAGACCTTAGGGAAACTCGTCCCATAGCCCTAGACAAAGGAATACCTTGCGATGTATCCTTCAATATCAAATAGGTAAACATCCTATCTCTCATCCGTGAATGAGCATTAAGCTTATCAAAAGAGTGGTGAATTTTTGATAAAGCTTTATACCCATACCCATATATAAGTAAAAGATCTTTTACTTCCAAATGAGCCGGCATAAAATCAAACATTGAAGCTACATTATTTTTCGCCATAATAAAACCTTTTAAAGTAATAGGGGTTACATTTTTACCCTTATAAAAGGTTTGTTTAGCAAACTCTAATGCCGTACCTTTATGTGAAGAAATTGATTTGGGTAAAGAAATCCCAAGACCAATCTGCTTACATAAACGCCTATAAAATAAGGCGACTTTACGGTTACCAATAACAACATCATCCCCTAATATAGCATAACACGTGAATAATCACGGATTACTTCTGCTTATAATGCCAGCCCTATAAGCAGAATACTGTATAAGGAAATGATGGGTAATAGCTAACAATGCTCAGGAGCTCAAGGCTCCCATAGGCTGACCAACTTGATATTTTACTTTTTT